TTCTGGGTAGATGTACTTTCCATCCTCATCAAATTGAGGACCAACTTTCTTTGCAGGGTATGTAGGGTAGGGTCTCTTCCCTGCCCTCATTTCATTACCCTTCCTTCTTCTCAACTGATTACCTGTCTCATGATCTTCAGGCATAGTTGGCCAAGAAGTTCCTAAGATCTCCTTAAGCATCTCTCTAGTGTAACCGTTAGGATGTTTGTCTGTCATTGGAAACTGTATTGATTGTTACTTATAAAATCTAGGTAAGCATACCAATCCTTTCTCTCACACCCATTGTTTATAGCATCATACATTAAGTCAACAGTATTGTGATGAGGAAATATAGGATGCTTACAGGTGTATTCAGGTACAACAAACATTAACAATCACACAAATCAGGGTATCCGTTTTCACACCAGTGTTGTGATGTACCAGCAGGTTCTGATATCTCACAAACGAAAATTTCTTCTTCAGTAGGTGGTGTCCATTTAAAATTAGATGGAAGTGATATTCCACCACCTATATTTGTTCCACACCCTGCTAGTAGTAGTGGTGCTAGTAATAATAGTTTCTTCATTAGTAATGATCCTCTAGTCCTTCGACTGGTATAGGTTTCCAATCCTTACCATAATATCTTTCTAGAATATTATGATGTGGTGCATCTTTTCTTATCTTTATCTTCTTAGGTGGTGGAGGTGGGAACATCTCCATCTGTATCTCAGGTATAGAAAAAGTGTCACCACTCTTTCTGTGATGGCACCAATAGAATGTACCGTTCTCTTTCTTATATAGATGGTCTGCCTCGTGTGGACTCAACAGTACCATCCTTACAATCTTATCCGTAGGCAAGTACCCTACTTCTTCCTTTGTTAGTTGCTGCGACATGATTTATAACTTCTGGTAAAATTGCATACTCCATTCTTTGAATTGCTTTTGTTAATGATTCCACTGTATCATCAGGTAATATAGGAACCTTTCCTTGCATTATTATCTCTCCACCATCCAATTCCTCATTAACATAATGTACAGTACATCCTGTTTCTTCTTCACCTGCTTCCATTGCTCTCTCTACTACATTCAATCCCTTATACTTAGGAAGTAATGATGGATGTACATTGATGATAGGAGCAGGGAAATCATCAGGATTCTCAATCACTCTCATATATCCTGCAAGAATAATGAGATCTACATTCCATGCTTTAAACATTTCTATCATTTTATCTTCATCTTTATGAGGTATTCTCACATGAGGTATACCCCATTTTGCTGCTCTCTTAACAGCACCACATTGTTTAGTGTTGTGTATCATCAACACAACTTCATGTTTATTGCAGTTAGGATTTGTAATTATGTTCTCGAAGTTGGTTCCGTTGCCAGAACACATAACACCTATTCTCATACCCATCGTTCTACCTCAAGTTCAATAGCATTGTTAACATTAGTAGTTTGTTTAACCACTTTAAATCCTTGATCCTCACTTGTAGTGGTTAAACAAGAAAGGGCATAGTGTTGTAGTATCTTTTCAAGAAATCTTTTAACAGGGATTGACTTATCCCACATTTGTATGTCAGCAACAAATACAAAGTGACCATCAGACCAAATAAACCCCATGTTATTACCAATAGAAACATCGGCAAGTAACTTGGGGTGATTATGACCTTCTGGATTATCTAATTGTTGATTAAGATCAACACGATAACCAAGCATCAATAATGCTTTAACTAAATTCTCTTTGTTTGTTATCTTGGTTTTGACCTTGCTGAAGTGTGACATCCTCGTAGTAATTAGGTTTATACTCTCTTGTTTGCACATCACCAAGATCTTCTTCAAATCTCTTGGTTAATTGCTCACATTCGTTACCCATCATACCATATACTTCTTCAGTTACGGTTCCATCTTGTGCAATCGTAAACTTTATGGTTTGTCTTGGCATAATAATTCCTCCATGGTGATCAAACTCTGAAGTTCTAAACCTTCAGAAGCAATAGCAGCAGCAGCACCCTCTTGTCTATCAAGGACAGTTGCTATTAGTTCAACAACAAATCCATAATCACGTAAGACCTTTACTGCTTTAAGAGATGATGCTCCTGTAGTAGTTACATCTTCTAGTACCACAATCTTAGATCCTTTTGGGATATTGTCAAGTGGTCCTTCAATTTGTGATGCAGTTCCATGACCTTTAGGTTCCTTTCTAATTATAAGACCATCAAGTGGTCTCCAAACCTGATAGCAATGCATCGTAACAGCAGATACTAATGGGTCAGCACCTAATGTGAGACCTGCCACTGCCTTGACATCTGGTTTAACTAGATCAAGTAGAGATACAGCAGCATAATATAAACCTTCACCATTTAATGTAACAGGTTTACAATTAACATAATGTTTACTCTTCTTACCAGAAGATAAGGTGAAGTCACCTGTACGGTATGCCTTCTCCCTTAGCAATTCAATTAATTCTTCTTTCATAATGGGGGAAATTCACTATTTCTTGCATCGTTAAGACAAGAAAGAGCTTCATCTGATGCTAAATGTTCGATCTTTGATAGAAGTTCTTCTGCTTCAACCTTAGTATGTCCTACATCATATGGTGTAGGGGCATTCTCCAAGCAGATCTTAATGATCCCCCATTCTTTTTCAGTAATCATTCTTCTTCCCTATTTTCATTAAAGAATCTTTCCAATCTATCATCTAAAACCTCATTAATCAATACCTTAAGTTCTTCCCTAAGTTCAGGTTCAATTAAAGGTAATGGTGTAGGGTTAAATGGTGGATAGATTGGTTCACCATATTCATCTCTTGGGTATACATTATCTGTACATCCCTCAGTAGTAGGTCCACTTAGACCTTGTGTATCTATCTTATCCTTCAACATGAATTACTCCTTTCATACCTGCACCTGCATGGGGAGCACATGAGAAATTATAATCTCCTGCATCTGCAAAAGTAATTTCTTGTGTCTCGCCAGGACTAAACATTAATGATTCTCTTGATAGGTCTGATCTACCATCAACAATAATATTGTGAGGGGGTAAAGCATTGTTAACAAAAGTAACTGTATCACCAGCAGAGATAGAAATCTCGTTAGGTTCAAATACTAAGTTACCTTCATAACCCATTTGTATCTCAGCAGCATATGCAGATGCTGCTAATGTAAATGAAAGGAATAGTGATGTTAACATTATAGTTAACCTTGACATCCACCACATAATTTCGTGTTTTAAATTGTTCTTCATTATACACCATCCGCTAAACAATAGTCAATAAAATGAGGATGCCCCTCTAAATTAGGAACATCCTCTTTTGTATGTTGTATTGCTTCGTATGCATCTTTGGCATACTCACAAATTTCGTAATGATTGTTTAGCGTGTCGTGGTAACCGACAGTATAGTGGGACATGATCTTTCAACTCCACTGGTCAGTACTAATTATACACTGAAGGTGCTATAGATGCAAGTAATGTGTATAAATGCTCATGCACCTGATGGAACAGATACAGGTTGCATTTGTTGCACTCTAATCATCTTACCACCATCCTGATCATCGTCATCATCATTATTAAATGTACGTAGAAGCAATTCTATTAAAACTAAAGCCACCATTGGATAAAAGCACCATAATATTGCTACCATTGGTGAGATTTCATTTACTGCTAGATCGCCCATATGATAATAGGTGTTGAATTACTATTTAGTTAAACAAAATATGTAGTATAGGTATAAGCACTCACTAGACCCCAGAAAAGGATCATTGCTGCTCTACCATTGGCTCGTTGCCAGATTAAAGAATTAGACATTAGAAAATACCTGGAATGATTTGACCTGTAGTGATGTATGCACCCATTGCAGCAACGAATCCTATCATTGCCATCCAACCGTTAAACTTTTCTGCTTCTGGTGTCATTAGAATACACCTGGTATTAATTGTCCTGTTGTTAGGTAAGCACCAAGACCAGCGATAATGCCAATCATTGCCCAACGTCCGTTCTGTAGTTCTGCGTTTTCTTTCATTGTTCTTAGATTAAGTAGGGATAGAAGTTAAAGAGACCTTGCTTCGACTATGCAATGCCTGGTATGACCCATCCGAAGATGGCGTAGTTATGGATTGCTGCAAACAAACCGATCATCGCTAGACGACCATTAGTTCTTTCAGCATTCTTCCAGTAACCTTCGTAGTTCTCAACATACTCCATAGGAGGTTCTGCTGCGAACATGTTTTGCTTACCATACTCGGTAGTTGTATACCGTTTGGCAGTTGTTGAAGTCATTTACGTATTGTAAAGAAACGTTACATAATTATATAGTAAACATTAAATCTTGTCAAGAAACTTTACATACGGACTCCCGAACACAATTAAAGGGGTCTTATAACCCCTATTAGATTAACTTATATTAAGTAGTTCTCATCAAATAAAACAATGCATAATATGGAGGGACGTTCTTACCAGTACCTGACTCTCCTCCAGCAGGGTTATCAATTGTGTGTGAGTGAGTGCCTCCATCATATATCTTATCAGTGTCTGCTGCTTGAGTGAATACATTACCATCTTGATCACCAATAAAACCTTTATTAGCATTACTCCAAGCATCCTCATCACCTGCTCTATTCGATGCTTTGAATGAGTGGTTGTGTGCACCATTATCTTGAACATTATGAGTATGATTCACTACAACTGCATCAGCACTACCACCAGTATCATTAAGTGAAGCAGTAGATGTATTAGCAGTACTACCAACACCCAATACAAATTTATCTCTCAGATCTGGTGTGCCATTAGAACCATCACATATTGCCCAGTTAGTTAATGCTTCTGCTGCTGTAAGAGTACCAGAATACATTATGATACCATTTATAGGTACCCATGAACTAATAAGATTAGAACTAATATTATCAGAATCTATCTGATCATCTCCTATAGCTTCTTTTGGTAATTTATAAACCATCTTAGGATACCCTCTTTATAAACGCCATTGCATAGTATGGAGGCAAGTTCTCATTAGTTGCTGCAGATCCTTGTGAATCTGTACCATGTGTATGCTGACCATCAAAGTTTACACCACCACAATCACCATTATCAGAACTACCAGCAGGTGTTGCACCCATATTATTACCACCTACTTTAGTGAATACTCCACTAGCAGAACCACCACCTTGCTGGAAGGATTCAGAAATACCATTAATAGAACCAGTTAGAGTTATAGATGTTGAGTTTGTTGTATGACTGTGTGATACTAAGGTTGCATCTGCACTACCACCAGTAGCAGTTTGTTGCAAGTTTGGATAAGAAGTGTCAGCACCATCTTGACCTGTATCTTCCCAAGCACCTACTATAAATTTGTTTCTTAAATCTGGTGCACCATTAGTACCATCACATAGTTGCCATCCAGTAAGAGCATTTGCTTCTGCTACTGTACCAGACCACATTATGATACCACCTATAGGTACCAAAGCATTCTTTACATCTGATGCAAGTATGTCTTGTGTAACTGCCGATGGATCTAAAGCATTCGTTGGTAACTTATATACCATTGTCCAAAGTTATTTTATTTCTATTTATCTTTCTTATCAAAAATAAAAGGACCATTCTCAGATCCCCAAACTTGTTTACCATTCTTATCAATACCACCATCAATAACCACGTAGTAATTTGGTCCTAACTCTACTCTACTAACAAGTTCAGCACCCTTTACCATAACACCAGGTTTATTGACTCCTCTATAAACTTCTCCCATCTTTTGAAAGATCAAATCATTAACAGGATTCTTTACTATTATAATATCATCTTGTGGAACTATAACAATATCCTTTGATCTATATGGTTCATCCTCGTGACTATATCTCTGCTCACAATGAAAAGAAAACTCACCAGTTCTCTGGTGAGTCAAATAGATATGGGCAAATGATGTTGGGTTTGAAGATGCTTGTGCCCAGTTGTCATACTCACCTTCAAACCAATCTACAAACTCCACTACATTAAACCTTGTTCTCTATCCTCTTCTTGTTGTTCTTGTAGCTTCTGATCTGCTTTTTCACGTTTCTTAAGTTCTCTGTTACTCCATACTGCAATTGCTATGATACTTAAGTATGCAAGTGTGTCATCTAACATAACAAGAAAGAAAATGACACCACCACCTACTCTGATCCACTCTGGAAATGGTTTGATTATTCTCTTACCTATCCTACGGAATGCACCTTCAAACTTAAAGTACAATATGACTAGTGCTGTGATAACAAACTCACTATATGGTACTACAAAGTAACATGATAGGAAAATGAATAGTGGCCAGTAATGCCTTTCGTCAATCCTCTTAAGGAGTTTGAAGTATTTGTCAAATAATCTTTTAATCATAATAAGTTAAACGATATTATAGTCCGAGGGACTTCTGATTTATTTATTGGTGCTTCATGAAGCACAAAAGCAGGGAAGAGAAATAGATCTCCTTCTACTGCATTAGGTCTAAAGATCTGATGCACCTTATTATTAGGTGCAAAGAAAGGTCTATAGAATGTAGTTGATTGATGAACCTCTGGATTGAAATCAGCATAGAATACTGCTGACCAACCATCATACCCATGATCATGTGGTGTATGATAATCATTCTTTTGTGATGTCTGCCACCACAATCTAGTAACTCTTTCAACCTTTAGTTTCTTATGTAAAGGTTCCAGATATGGATGAAGCATATTGAGAAACTCAATGTGTTCATTATAATCAAAGGTATCCCAGTAACTAGTGGTTATAGAGTCATCAGTATTCTGAGATACTCTCTCTGGATTCTTTACTTTAAGATTAGAAAGGACAGACCCTTTAAGGTCTGCCCATTCGTTGATATGGATATGATGATGGGGTATTTCAAACACTATACTAACATATTAGATTCCAATAGATCCGCTTCGACTTGATCTAAGATGACATTGTAATCATCTTCGGGATCCTGATATAATTGAATCCCTTGATCTTCATAGTACCTAGTTAACTTTCGATACAACTTAGGGTAATCAAGATCGAGTGCGACTTGACCTTCTACTGCATCAGTTAATTTTCTTAGGTCTGATTTGAACTTTGAATAGAACTTTGTACTAGACATTGTTTTATCGTGGACAGTTAGAGTTTACTATAAAATGACAGGTTTGTCAACCGAACTCTTCTTGACGACGACGTTCCAAATAAGTTATGACTTCTTCTTTCCACTCCATCATTTCATGGTAGCACTCTTGGTTGTGAGCACAACCACGTAAACGTGGGTCAGGTTTGTGAAGTGATTCTAGTAGGAGGGTCATACCATCTCTACGTTTTTGGTGTTTGTCTGTCATCGTATTTCAAAATCAAGTTTACGAACCTTTCGTTTACGACGGTCCTCTTGCCATTGTAACTGATCTTTAGTTAAAAAACTGTGATCCTTAATACTTTCTTCATGGTTGACTATGAGAACTTTAGATAAGTCCTCAGCCGAGATTGTATCATCTAATAACACCATCCTATTAGAACATCCACAACACTGTGCTTTACTCGAACTAGTTAATTCTATATTACACTGGGTACATCTTACTATCATCACTGTTCATCCTGTTACTACTATTTATTATTTGTTACGATAGATACTCAAAATAATCCTTACGGTAATACCGACCTAGAATATTGCTGTTATAAAATGCAGGTGTACCATCCTCTAAACTCTCAGTTAACACACCGTTAGTGAAAAGCAACTTTGTCTCTTCAAAATTGGTCTTACCAAGTGTGGTATGTAAACTTAATATTTCTCTTTTAAAATGTTCCTTACCGAATTTCTTTATGTCCTCTTTTAATTCAGGACATGATCCATAATACTTTTTCCAATCAGATTCTTGTTTAGATCTTCTTGTGTGTCCTTTCTTCTTTCTGAAACTCCAGAAATACTTTCTACCAATGTATCTCTTTGTGGTAGATGCATTTGTTATACAATAAACAAATCCATAATAACCATTAATATTATCGCAATCAAAGATCTTACCTTCATACCACCATGGATTCTCGTACATTCTATACCAATCACCTATGGTATATAGACACCTCCTGTCTTAATTTCTTTCAATTGTTTGGAAACTTCTTCTTGTATAAGTTCTTTCCTTTCTAGTTTAAA